GGTTCAGATGGATTCTGATCACAGAAAAGTTCCAAGTAACTGGGATCATGATGATCTCCAGCTTCGATTTCTTTCTTGTGGTGCTCTACATATTCTTCAAGTTCAAGCAGTTCGCCTTCAATGTGACGACGCATTTGTGGATTTGTTGTGGGATCTTGAAGGATTTTCTTATCCTCTTCGATATGCTTTTCTATACTTTCCATTACTCTTGCCTCTTTTTACCGGATGTGTCTCGAACCAATCCTAGTCTAGTGGTTGTTTCTTGTGGTGTCACCCTATGTGTGACATCGGATATAATATATAGACCTCCATCCATCCTGCTTGTATCTTTTGTCTGTCCAACCTCAAGCAGTGGAACATCTAGATGGATCATATCACCAGCGTGCAATGAATAGTCAGCTGGTATAGTGATGTCAGCAGTAAATGTCAAAAACTGATTATACCTCATAATAGATTGATTCAATATATTCTTATACTCAAAGTTCTCAGTTTCAGACTTTTCAATCTGCTGATTCGTATCACCTGATGGTAATGTTCCTATGTCCTTTAGATAGTATGTCGTTCTTGAGAATTCCTTTTCCTTTCCTGGAATATTAAACTCATCATTTGTCTTGGGGAAGTTCTTCCCTGCTGTTTTAAGATCTTTTTCATACTCTCTTAACTCATTTTCAACAACTTCATACGTGCAGTCAAAAGGATTAAATAGAATCACCCTTGACGAGAATGTTCCCATTCTAAGTTTGGTCTGTGCTTCGTTTAGATTGTCCTTTGAATAATAGATCGCTTTGGTATCATATTCAAATGGTAGTTCATTTGTTTCATTATAGATGATTCTTTTCTTTGGCTTCTGTGAACACAATCCATCAATAGATTTAAAGTGGAAACCTTCTGAGGTCTCGAAGAAAAGATATCCGGCACTCTTACCGTACTTTTGATTTTCAGATGACACTGCCTTCTTTGACAACCAGTTAATCGTGTAATAACTCTTTCTATTATTTCCAATAAAGTTATACTCACCAAAAGTTTCTTCAATGTTCAGTTTCTTTTCTGACTGAAGACCATCAGGAAGTTTTTCTGTTAGAATCTTATCAATCGTAGTTGATATAGGACCATCAAATCTTTTTCTCAGTCTTATCTTTTCGTTTAGGATATATTCTTTTGATACTAAGTCAAGAACAACAAGCATCTTTCTTGTGTCCTCTCCAACTGGAGTCACTGCATTGACGTACATGTCAATGTCCCCAAGAGTGTTGTCATTGTTATCTTTAAACTTCAGCGTAACTTTCTCTTGACCTACAAGAGGCAAACCCTCTAAGACGTTTTTATTATCAATACCCTGTGTGTCTCCAGTGTCAACAAACTGAACACTTGCTTTGATTGTATCATGTAAGATGCTCTCTGAGTATTCAAGTGAAACAAATCCACCACTATTAAGATCTACGCTCTTGCTCTTATCATTTGACTGAACAAGAATCTTCTCTACACCAATCGGCAGAATATTAGTTACGGTGGTTTGATTTGCCATTGTTTATTACCTCTGTTCTATTTAACCTGCATAAAGAGTGCTATATGGATTAGCACTTACCACTGACGGAGCACTGACAGATGGTGTTGTTTGCTCTCCTGCCATGGCGACTAATGTTGTCTTGTTTATTACAACCGTAGAAGGTGCTTGTGCTTTTTCATATGATGCTTGAGTGTCAAGTCCTTGACTTCTATTCATGCTCTGATCACCAAACTTAGCATATCTCTTTTTAGTTGCTTCAACTTTTGCAGCAGCTTCTGCTTTCGTAATACTTCCATCATTATTTAAGTCAAGTCCACGGTTCTGAACATACGCTGATTTAGGTCCCATACCCCTAAATCTAGGTATCGCCGCGTTGTTTCCAAACAAGATATAACTATCAGGTTTTCCAACAGCAGCAGGGAATAGAACACCCATGTAGAGATCACTTAAAGATCCACCCTGTATACCTTTATTAGAAAAATATCTATCAACAAACTTAAGTTGCTGTGCCCTAGTCATTCCAGCAAGTTGTTGTGTCGTAGTCCCAAGACCTCTTGCAGTATCTGGCATGAACTGAATCAATCCAGTTGCTCCTGAACCTGCTAGATTTTTTTGTGCTGGATCAAAACTACCACCAGTCTCAAATGCCATGACTGACAGTATATCAACTGGCGACACTTGATACTTCTCTGCAAGACGATCAATGCCATCCATAAATGCTTTGTCTTTTGCAACACTCTCAGGTAGGACAAACTCTCCAGTGAAAATACTTTTACCTGGTGGAGTTACTTGAGGAGGTGGAACTGGGGGTAAAAGATTTCCCTCAATATCTTTTATTTCTGCCGCGCTCGCTGGTTTTGTTCCGAACAGGAAGTTGGTTATTCCTTCAAACGGATTTCCTCCAGTGCTCTCTTGCGAACTAAAAAATGGAACGGGTATCTTTCCAAGTGTCATGTCGTAAAGTAATCCAGCGATAAAATCACCACTGAGACCGCCAAGTATAGCTCCTATAAAAGGGGCGACAGGAGCTAGAGGACCTAAAAATGCTGCAGCAGCAGTTCCTAACAATCCACCAAAAACGCCAAGAAGACCAGCAAACACGACCTTACCCAAAGCCTTAGGTATTGGTTCTCCAATCGCAACATTTACACCAAAATCAAGGAGAGCACCAATAAGTGGAACTGGTTTTAGAAGACCTTTAAATGCCAGAACTCCTCTCTTACCAAAAGCTTTTAATATAGCTCTTTTTGTAGATCTTATTGGTCCACCTTTTAATATTTTACTTGGTGCAAGATCCTCAGAAATTTCTTCTTTAGCTTTTTCCAAATCAAGCATACCCTTGGTTATCTGGGTGCGTTTGAAATATTGTACATCTCTAGGATCATCTCTATCAAACCTCATTCTTCGTAAAAAAGGAAGAGGTGTAGGTTTTGTAACACCTAATTTTTTAAGTAATCGAGTTCGTTCAAGATCATTTTGTTTTATTTTTTCTATTACATTTGATTTATATCTACCAGAAACATCACCTCTTTGAAGATCTTCGATTTCATTGTCAATCTCCCTAATCCGATTTACTATGTTAACATCGGGAATATTTGAAAAAACGGGTCCAGTTGGTTTTCTTAAATCTGCCTCTAAACGGAACGCTGTTTCTGCAGCATCTCTGGCTCTAGCACTTTTTAAAAAATCATCCCTCCTATCCAGTTTTAAGAACATTGCATCATCTTTTCTATCAAAAACTTTTGTTCTATTCAAAATGTCTTGAGATCTTCTTCTCGCTATGGTGCCGCTTAATGTTTTTAATCGCTTTTTATTTTGAACAGATTGTCTCTTTTCCCTATCTGCAAGGATTTGTCGATCTCTTTTATCAAGAGCAATACCCTCGGCAATACTTAATGCAGGAGCAGTTACGCTTCCCACTCTTCCTGCGAGATTTCTTTGTTGTTGTCTTCTTACACCAGTTTTTCTTTTTCTTTTACTTGGACCATCAACTTTAACACCTGCTACACCAGCAGCATCACCAAATATTCCACGACCTCTACCAAACGCAAAAGGTCCACCAAGTCCTCTTACAAGTGTACCAAGAATCAATACATTAATAACATTATCAATGGCACCCATGAAGTTACCAAAGGTTTTCTCAAGGTTATCACCACCAATAGTTTTTAAGATTCCCTTGGCACCATCAAATACGTTGTAAGAGAAATTAATAAATGATGCTATGGAATCAACTAAAAATAATCCTGTTGATGCTAAAAAACTAATAGCACCACCAACGACTGGTAATATATTTTTTATCGCTGGTAAGAATCTTAAAAGTTTGACTGCAAAAAATCCTAGGAGTGTTTTACCAATAAAGTTTTTGAACCAACCGAGCACACCACCTGGTGATTTCACGGATGACATTAGTGATTTTTTATCACTGCCACCCTTGCGTTTTTCAAGTCTATTCTCAGTCCTCTGTCTCTGATTATCTTCTTCTTCTTTCTTTTGTTTTCTAAGTTTTATTTTTTTAAGAGCAACCGAACCCTTGAGTAAAGAGTGTATTGATACAAGTTTTCTATTTGCTTTCAGGAAAAAGTTGCCAACTATGGGAGTGTTGGACGGAGCACTAGGATTTGCGAGTAGTTTATCTTTGTCTATCATAATCCTAACGTAGTCATTTTGTCAGATGATGGAGCGATTCTTCTAGGTTGAATCACATTAATGGTCTGTCCACTTTCACCACCTACATTCACAGTGTTATTGTCATCCATTACAATGATCTGTGGAGAATCCATACCAGATCCAGGGGGTCCTGGTATTGCCATTTCTCTCGCTCTGATACTCCTTAAGGTGTCAACACCCAATGTAGGACCTTGCTTATCAAAAACTTGAGGAAATCTATCCTGTTCACCAGTCAAGGTGATAAGACCTTTTGCAAGTTGTTTTCCTGCCTCATCAGCAAGAGGTTTCAGTGCCATTGATAACACCTGTCCGATCACTGCAGCTCTCAAACCACCACCTTTAGGCATTGACCTGCCACTTGGTAAAGGTTGAGTTGGTCCACGTCCAAAGGTTCTCGCTGCTGCTCTGCGTCCAAGTTTAACTTGCCTTTGACCGAAAACAGATCTACTTCCATACTTATCAATATATCTTTGAGGGAGAGTTCCAGAGTCTAATGTCCCTCTCGGATTAATTTTGACTCCAGAGAATGGATTACCACCAGTGCCTGGCATACCTTTAAGTCCACCGGGGTTTGTATAACTTGCCCCTGTAAATGGATCAACAGTTCCATACGTGGTTGGTCCAAAACCTCTTGGTCCTTGGTAAGGTCTACCACTATAGACAGGCACTCGCTCTCTTCCTGCTGCTCCAGATCTAACTGCAGTCTGACCGAAGGGATTCAAAGCACCTCTATTCATTCTATTCCTTATGCTTTGACTAACACCACCAATCAGACCACCTTCTTGTGCCATGATGGTGTTACGAATCACCCTCGGTTCATTACTACCACCATATTTTTCATTAACACTCTCAAGAACTGAAGGTCCAATCGCTGCAACTGCGGGAGCAGATAAAACAAACTCACCGTCAGTCAACCTTGCGTTTACTTGATCAGATCCATAAGGACCATCAACTAATCCACCACCAGAAAATCCTTGAGTTTCATCATCATTATTATTACCAAAAAGAAAATTGTTTAGTCCAAAGAATCCAGCAGCTGCTGTGCCGATTTGTAGAGCACCAACTAATGCTCTGCCCCTTCCACCTAACAGTCCTCTTGCTAAACCACCTGCACCTTTAATACCAAGTTTTTTCAGCAATAATAAAGAGGCAGCACCCAACCTAACTGCTCCTCTAATGAGAAAACCAGTTAGTCTTCCGATTGTTCTTCCTAATCTCGTTCCAAATAATAAGTAACCAGTAAGTAACTTAGGTCCAAAATCAGAGAAGAATCTTGTTACCGCTCCTATCTTTTCTTGATTTTTTGGATCACCAAGATAGTCAACCAGTTTAGCTAAAAACTTACCGCCAACAATGGCAATAAAACCACCTATAATCTTATCCAGAATCCCCTTGACAGGTGCAAGTATTTTCTGTGTTGTTTCTTTTAGTTTTTTAAATCTTTGCTCAAGTCTTGTTTCTTGTAATCTTCTCTTTTCATTCTCTCTTTTCTTTCTCTCATTGACCTTGTTCTTTTCCTCTACCTTCTTTTCATCTCTAAGAGTTTTAAGAATCTCATCAAGATTTCTAAGCATCACAACCTGTGGGTTGATGGATGCTAGATTTTCTTTAAGGTCACTCTTTTGATATCCAAGAATATTTTTTATTATTGATATCTTTCTTGTATTATTATCTACTCTATCACCAACTACCGATAGACTTTTTATAATCTTCGTGTTCAGAACAAACTGATTCTGAACAACACCTATTACACTTTGACCTGCTCTAAAACTTCCAGCAGAAATACGACGCCTTCTGGGATTCAAAGGATTTGAGATAGTTTCATCGGAAGGCATTCGCTTGCTGCTGCTTTAGTTTTTCTTCTTCAAGATGATTCATTAACATTGCCACGTAGATATCCCTTTCCCAGGGCATCATGTTTTCAATTTCTGTTAATGAATATTTATGGAACTGCATCAACGAAAAGTTGAGATTAAAGTAGTTCTCAAGGTTCATATGAACCATGCTTATGCGAAAAAAGACGCTAAGCCCTCCAGTACGACCTCGCTATCTTTCTTGGTGTTTGGATTTTTAACTTTAATAGTATGTGATAACTTGGGCATTGTCTCAAAGAACTTCTCAATCTCTTTGAACTGAGAAGAATTCATTTGCTCAAGAAACTCAGTCATTTCTTTTTTGGTGCAATCTGCTGCTGCCCAGACCTCATCCTCTGTAAAGATCTTATCAATGCATGTAGCAATCAGTTCAAACGATTGATCCATTGCATTTTTATCGCTCATCTCAAAGTTGTTTTTGATGAACTGCTCCAAAGATGGATACTTCATCTGCATCATAATAGAATCATCTAACTTAATCTTGTCAGTGTGATCGTCGTTCTTTTGAACTTGGATGTCATCAAGATTAATATTGACCTTTACTTCAGTCTCTTCATCATCAGGACAAATGACATTAACTTCAATGTCTTCTCCCACAGACTTACCACGAATATTCAAAAACAAATACTCAATATCAAATGTAGGAAGTTGTTCTACTTTAACTCCCTTTGTAAGAATACAGTTCTTGATAACTGACTTGATAGCAGTTGTGATCTGCTTGGTATCATCACTCTCAAGTGCGATGACAAGAAGTTTCTCCTCTTTTACAAGGAATGGTCTGTATTGAACTGTTTCCCCTGTGGATGGCAACTCAAGTTCATAAGTTGGTGTAGCAATCTTTGGTAAAGGCATAATGTCTCAAAGAGTTTTTCAGTGTGATTATTTATTTGGTTATTAGAAGGATGTGCCTCTTCTGTTGTTTCTATTTCTATTCTGGGGGCTGGCGTTTACTGAAGTTCGATTACCCCTATTTGTCAATCCTCCTCCTCGATTACGCCTATTATTCACGCTACTTCGATTATTTGAATATGGAGTTCCACCTCTTGTGCGGACTCCACCATTGCGAATGGTAGTAGTGCCAAGAGGGAGTCCACCTTGACCTCTACGAGGAAGGTTAGGTGGAGGTGGTGTATTTAATCCTGTAACAGTATTCACAGCAGCTTGTCCAAATGGACTGTCACCAAAGTCAAAAAGGATAGGATTATTACCAGCACCAACATTATAACCATCAAGGTTGGTTACTTTATATCTTACATATGACATTTGCACTGTAACTTTGAGTAACTGTGAAGTGTCATATGAAACTGGCATGGAATTTATTGCAAGCGGGAATGTTCTTGCAAAAGAATATTCAACCAGACTACCACTATTAACAAACTTTGTGTCACCAAAGTCAGTGCCCGCAAAAATATTAACGATGTCTTCGAGCACGTTCGATGTTCTTACTTCAGTGTAAAAATCTTTTTCAATTTTTGTAATCTTAAATCCCTGACTCGCTATGTATTCATCTGGGTATCTAAATCTATAGTTATAAGTATTACTCAAAAGATCTCTGGGTCCAAGATCCTCACCAGCGATTAACTTCATCCACAATTCAAAGAACTGAATAGCAAGATGTCTTTCAGTATCGACGTAAAATGTTATGTCGATACGATTATCAAATACTTTTCTGTAAGCGTGTGTCTCAGTCACGCCGGTTCTATCATTATCAATGTTCATTGTAGCGAACGATGATCCTGGTAAACTGGCATCAGAACATTGGAGAAGAAATTTATCCTGATCCGTTCCTAAGAATGATCTCAGTTCTTCTCCCACCAATCCGTCAGGGAATCCAACATCCAATAAAAAATGAGAAGTTTGTGCTGGACTTAGTAGTTTTGATTTTACTTCCGATATGGAAGTTACTCCTCTAGGCATCTAAATAACTTTTAACCTTATATAATATGTATGGGAGAAAGTATTAAAAGTAAATACAAACCTTCGCATCCAACAAAATATAAGGGTGATGCAAGTAATATTATATGTCGAAGTAGTTGGGAACGCAAGTTTTGTAGGTGGTGTGACCTCAACGAGAACATTTTAGCATGGGGATCAGAAGAGTT